CAATGTCTAGTTCTTATTCATTTATGAAAAACTATGACTTTACAACTATACAACTAGAGGAAGACTACATTTACATAAAAGAGGGTGCGATGCTAAGACTTAATGATTTCAGAAACTTTTATTGCTCATATCCAACATTTTTGAAACTAACATCATCATATAAGTATTTCATCGACTATTCGACCAATTTCAATTACGAATACAAATCAAAAGTATTTACACATTACATAATGAAATACATATTGTCAGCAAACCTAAAGGTAAAAATACTATATGAATAAAAAAATAAAAATAGCAGTATGTTTATACGGTCAGCCAAGAAAATTAGAATATACCTCAAAATACATAAAAAAGTATTACGATAATGAAAATTACGAAATTGATTATTTTTGTAGTGCTAAAACATATTACGAATGGTTTACTGATAAAAGAAAACTTGGTATAATTGAAACAGATGATGCAAATGAAATTGCAGAAAAAATATCAAAAATATACAATCCGAAGTCATTGCGCATAATTCCAAAAAGATTGGACGATCTGTGCGATTATGACAAGATACAAAAAATACATTTAGCATTTGCCGATAGTATTCTACTCAAATCAGAATATGAAGCATTGAATAATTTTCATTACGACATAACAATTTTACAGCGATATGATTCAATAATATATCCAATGCACGAAACGTTAGATTTTATTGTAAACAGCCTGATGAATGCAAAAAACTTTACAAATCCAAATCATGTATTTCATTTCAGAATGGGAAACTACAACAAAAAAGGCAACATAATAAAAATGTTACAAGATGTTGCTTTTTTTTCTATTGGTAATTCAATGGATATATTCGCAAGTGAACTTATAAAATACGTAGGGGAATTTGGTAAAAGGCGTCAGTCTGATAGAGTGTTAGATGACACCATAACAAATATACACGAGCTAATATATGACATATTTGCCAAAAATAATATTGAAATGCACGAGTTTAAGAATGAATTATCTCAAACAAAAGTCAACGTAACTATAGTAAGAGATGGGTTAGAACACTTGGATATACTTGAAAGAGACACTTGGTTCAAATATAAAGACTTATGGGCAAAAACGCAAACTTAACCGATTAACATATTCAACACGTAATTAAAATCAAAATCATTATTCTTGCAATATGGGAGTATTCTTGAAATCATCAGATTGTAAAGTCCATCGTCAAACATGCTAGGGTGCTTAGTATCTATGATGCTATATATTTTGTTACATGCCGACACCCAAGGAGCATAAGAAGGCTCTTGTCGGACAAACCAATATCCAGTCAAATCTTGTCTCAACTTGTTCATATCAAAATATACACTTGTAAATGGAGTTGGCGACAAGTCAATCAGACAAACCTCGTTCTCACAATATATCATATTATCAAACGTGAAATCACCGTGGGTTATTGATGTTGGATAGACGGTTTTTATGTTTGAAAGATATGACGTTGAAACAAATTCAGAAACCTGTTCTATTTTTTTGTTTATTATTTCTGAGAAATCATACATTCCCAGAGAAGAATTTAATGCGTAATCTACATAAGATAATATAAAGTCAGATACTATTTCTATTTTTATAGGATCATTGTCTCTTAGAACATCTTTTAATGGTCTGCCGTTTATGTATTCCATGAATATAGAATCATCGGAAATATCATATATCTCTGGCGTCCGAAACGGAAGTTTTTTTGATAATTCGTAAACACCATATGGGTCTTTTACGTTTGTTTTATAGACACCGACAATACCATTTTTTTCGGCCAAATAAACTTTTGCACCGCTTCTTCCAGAAATGAATTGACTTATAATATTTACATTCATATGGTATTTATGAATGTATCTCCACAAATACCATATATTGTATGATGTATATTTTCAGGCAATGGTATTCCCAACAAATCAAGCCATACTGCGTTTTTTGAAATTGGAAATACACCTGGATAGCACCATATATTTCCTTTACTAGTGTATGTCATTTTATCGCTTTCATGCCAAAAACAATTAGCACCAATTGAGTTCAGATACAGCAAAGATTGCATATCTTTCGCATGACAAAATGAATTATCTGCTAACAGGATATTAGTATCTATCTCTTCTTGCGGCGCATCATGCCCAAAATAATATTTGTCTTTCCAGTAGCATACATCACATTCTATTCCATACCCAATAGATAGTGCGTGACCAAGATAGTCTATTCTATTCTCAAACGATAATTCTATACCATTCGTATTTCCACGATGTGCGATAAAAATTGGCATCAGTCAATTACCACTTTATCGTTTGGAATACTTGGGGTTTTGACACATATGACCACTGTATCTTCCAGAACTTCAACTTCTGTAATTTCCATTGGTTCATATGTAAATACGTCACCTGACGTGACGATAGTTCCATTTACATTCATTTTGCCACTAATCATGACATTGTATTCAGTAGCGATAACTTGATAGTGTTTTTCTATTTGTTTTCCAGCCGTGTGGTGCAAAACTGCTACCTCAAACTGGTCTGTTTTTAGCATAGTGGGTTCAAAGTCTCCAATCACCCACCCACCTTTGAAATCAGATAATTTAGCGAATCTCATGTATATACCTTTCGTAATCCATAGGCGTTCCTATCGGAGTAAAACTATCAACCTCAATCGCCATGGTTGGTATTCCATTCTGTATTGCATAGTTATATAGTGGAGCAGTATAGTATTCACCAAGAGACACCAATCCATTATCTGTATAAAAATCATACGACTGGATAAAAACATCGCCAGAAACCCAATGGTATTGACCGCTGTTGCGATATCTACTGATAGGTTGCTTTTCTGCCACACCTAATATATTCATGTTTGAGTCAACGCAGCTATAGCTACTTTTTATATCAAATGAACGGTTTTGAACGAAAATACAATTCGTGTGATTGTATACGGATTTGAATGTTGTAGAATCGTATGATACTATAAAGTCACAGTCAACTATCAACCATGGTTCGTGTCGAAACTTATTGTTTCTTATAACATATGCGGCGCTTGTAGCTGCGCCATCAGTGTAATGGTCTATGCCATAAAACAATCCATCAACATATTGCGAAGGTTTGTATTGTGTTAGCGCACGTTCTTGAAATAGGAAATGATGGCGAACATCATTTCCCAAATTCAAAGATTTGATTGCAGCGACAAACATTGGGTCGCCGTGAACATCTAAAAATGGTTTAGGGGTTTGCGAGTATTCTGCAAACCTTGACCCTTTACCAGCACACAACTGCAATACATTAAGCATCAAATGCCATCCGCAATTCAGTTATTTTCTGTTCGATGCTGTCCCCAGTGTGCAACCATCCGCCAACATTTGCAAGCCAATGGTCTCCAATCTCATCACGAATTGACTTCGCTATGTCTGGTGTCATTCCACAGCTTAACGCAGCCCACACATTGTGTTCTTGACATAGCTTGACTGCATCTCTAACCTCTTGATGGTCGCCAGGATAATACCCGCCAATCATACCAACATGTATACTATCAATGCCTTGATAAATTGCCATTTTGACCAACACAGGCCAATCAATTCCCCACGGATTTCTAGGATCAGTCAATACTCTAATTCCACTTCGTTGGAAATGTGTGAAGAACCCTCGTTGGTTGCTATCAGAATAAGCCCCAAGGCCGCTCCAGAAATTAATATGAACTCCATCGCCATTGCACTCTTTCACCATATCAAGCTGAGAAACTAGATGTTCTGGATTTCCATTTGTGCAATATGTATACACGGTTTCAGGATATTTTTCCATAATTGGCTGAACAATATCCAATCTCTGTCTGAGTGGAAGATACGCAGCGTCAGCCAAAATTTCATCTTCTTTAATAAAGTCAATTCCGCCATCACACATTTGTGTTGTGATGTCTCGCAATTGTTCGGAGGTAAGTCCAGCTTTTGGTTTCACAATACTACCAATTGCTGGACGATTTCTTTTGACTAATGTCTTGTGCGGAGACTTCTTTACAAACGGTTGGTTCAGTTCAAGACCAACGATTCTGCATGATTCCAACAGTGCGATATCGCTCTGCCCGCCATTTATGGTGCAAAGCATTTGACCAATATCAGTCGTGGAGTGCAAGTTTCTCCACTTGAAGTCAATCACTACCTCGTTGCCGTTGATGGAAATCAATTCCGCTTTGCTTTGTTGTATTCCGTCTGCTTCTTCATATGAAGAACGAATGTCTGGATTACCGACACTTTGCCCCAATACTATGGCGTCAGCAGCTTTTTCTATATTGCTACTCTCAACACGATATGTGACTCTATATGTATTCATTGGATACCTCTTTTTTGAATATTTTATTACATTATACCAAATTTATATAATAACTTCAAGAACTATTTTATATATGCTAAAAGAGCATGTTTCAACTCTGGTAGTGTTTCTTTCCAATTGAGATGCGATGTTTTGTCATACACATCCATTCTGTTTACCGCTTGACTCATTCTATAATCGATATCAGCTTGTGTGATATCTCCCCCATTCATATACGTTATAATTTCGTTTACAACTTTAGCACTCAATGGGTGTCCATTTTCAATTAGCCATCTTGATAAATCAACATATTCTTCTTCTACAGTTTTCTTTGCTGCATAAGGCAAATATTTTATACTCAAATCTGGAGGATAATCTACATAATTAATGGCGATTACGGATAGATTTTTTTCAAACCATCCATTTTCAAAACACCATTTAAAAAATCTTGGGCTATGAAATATATTCATTATACTTACAGAAAAACATGGAGACAGGGTTATGTTATTGTATTCGTCGCCCTGCGGTTTCATTTCAGATACAACCTGTTTCATCTTTTCCCACGACGATCCTGTTCGTATGTAGTCAGAAACTTCTTCGATGCCATCCACGCTACCAGCCACTATTACTTGTTTGAACTCTTTCCAATAATCTGCAACCAGTTTGCCTTTGTATTTTGAAATAGTATAGTTGGTGCTGTAATGCAATTCGACATCTTTGGATTTTCCCGAATCAATTAGATATTGAAGTGCTCGGTAGTGTTCTTCCATGAGAAGTGGTTCACCTCCAGCAAAATACATTTTTTCTGCATACTGCAAAAGATGTTCTATCTTATCATACGCTCCATTTGCTACAAATTTTGGGCTTGAATCATCCAATCTTATAGTATCAAAGGTCACTAGGTTTTGTTTTCCTATTTCCTTTGTTTCATCAAACCATGCACTACTTGCTTCCCAGTTGCACATTCGGCATCGAAGATTACAAAGATTTCCAAATCTAACATCAAAGAACACAGGTTTGTAGTCATCTATATCAATATGGCCATCGGCTCGTGTGGCTTCAATGGCAAATTTAGTTTTTTCCAAATATAATGCATTGAACCTGTCTTTAGTAGATTCAATACCCTGTTGCATTTTGTATTCGCACAATGAACACATCTCATTCGGCTTATTCTGTAGCATCATGGAACGAATGTATTTCATCCCAGAACTATTGATACATTCATCCAATGAACTATCCTGTATGTTCGCAAGTTTTATGTCTGGGGATTTTGAATTAACATACTGCCCACAAGGCGCAACCCTTCCTGTAGTGGTCACATGAAGGTGTGTCCACGCAAGAGAACATATTCTTTTGTTATTCTTATAATCTATTGGTTGTGTCAAAATTAAATCCTACTATTATTATATTTATGCATTTATTTTGACATAAATATGAATATGAAAATAACTAATCTTGCAATTTGTTTTTATGGTCAATACAGAACGGGCGACATATGTGTTCCGCATTTGAAAGATGTGCTCACTCAAATAAAAAATGTCAACGTTGACATATTTTGTTCAGTAAAAGATACAGTTTCATATCATACCGCAGATGGGTCAATTTCTGAAATTGATATAAACTCAGTATATTCAGTTGATGCCAGCGAAATTGAAAAAACAGTCAACACCTTAAAAAAATTACTCTCTCCTAAAAGAATAAATGTCCTAGTGGACGATATAGAAAGAATGAACTCAGATGTTCGCAAAGATTTTTATGTATTCACTGGCATCATCGATTCTATTTTGTTAAAACAGCAATATGAAGCAGAGAATGAAATGTTTTATGATGCCGTAATTTTGATGAGATATGATATAATGATAAGACCGATTGATTACATACAAAAATTCATATACCAGATGCAAAAAGAAGATGATTTGAAGATATGGCCCAACGACCCAGATTCGATAATAGCGGGAATCATAAATGACGCATTTTTAATGAATGTAACACATCCATATAGCATTCTTCCAAATCCTATTGCAGATTTATTTATTGCATTTACTGGTTCGGGCGCAGACAGGTTGTGTTACGAACTTGTCAACTTAGTTGATACTGTTGTTGGTGTATATACCAATGAAAATCATAAGTATAGTAAATACAAACATATGTATGATTGCCACAGTATGCTAACACATCTAGCAAATAGAATTTCGCTCCATCATATAGATGCCCCGCATATCACCAAGTATCCAAAAAATAAAAATGAAGCAAGTGGTGACATACATAACTTTGATGAAAGAGCGAATTGCAACTTAAAAACTCAGCCAATGTTTGCTCTAGTCAGGCCACATCCAGACATCAATAATATGAACCCATCAAACGAAGATGACTTTGACAAAATAATGAGTATATGGATTACAACCCAAGATAAATAAAGCGAAGGAGTTTATCATATGAATATAGTAAACTTGGCTATATGTTTTTATGGCCAATATCGTTCAGGAGACGTTTGTCTGCCACATTTAAAATCTATAATCGACAATATAAATGTAGAAAACATAGACATATTTTGTTCAACAAAAAACAGCCTATCATTTCACGCATCAAGACGCTTGATGGAGATGGGCGTTGAAACAATAAATGATGATGAGGTTGACCATATTAGAAAAACCATAACAGATGTATTGAATCCAAAAAGTATTCATTTTGTAACTGACCCGTTTGAGTTAATCACACAAAATGAAAACAAAGAAAGAACAGAGTTCAATCATCATGGCGTATTGTCCCCAGCGGGGGTGATTGATAGCCTTTTGTTAAAACAGAAATATGAGGCCGAGACTGGTATATTTTATGACGCTGTGATAATGCTAAGATATGATGTAATCTTTAGGCCAATGGATTATATACCACAACTAATAGAAAAAATAAAATCGTCAGATGACTTAAAAGTTTGGCCAAATGATCCAGATTCTATTATAAGTCCCGCATCCAACCACGCATACGTAGGAAACGACCCTGGGCGCTATACGATGTTTTGTAATATGATAAATGACTTGTTGATTGTATTTACAGGGGCGGCGGCAGATAGAATATGCTATGAGATGATTGATTATATGCATAAAAAAACTTCTATATACGGAAACACCTCATTTCCAAAGTATGAAGCATTTAGGGACTTTATGAACTTCCATGTTCTATTCGGAAGACTTGGAAGTCCGATCTCAGTTCCAATTATAAGAACACCAGGCATTTCAGAAAGATGGAAAGACGGAGGAACTATGAATAATATTGAAGAAAGACTTATCAATGATATTCATGACGAAATACATATGATTGTTGCAAGACCAAATAAAGAAATAAAAGAACTTAACCCAAACGACAACGACGATTTTATAAAAATAGGAAGCTATTGGAACAATGGTTGAACAATATATAACAGGGATAATTCCAGAATCAAGAATAGATTCGAACCATTATAAAAAAGCATGGCAACTTGCAATGAAAAATATCAGCAGCGAAACCCTAAAAACAAAACTTCAAGTAAAGGGAGTCATATGCTCACCAAGAAGTTTTTCATTAGATAATATTTCAGAAAAAAATCGCACCGATTATATATATGGAGCAGAAAAAAACACGGTATGCTTTATTGACAATTATAATACATTTTACGCAGATTCATTTATGACCTTTATCAAAATGACAACATTTTCAAGATGGGTTCATTCAGTAAACAATCTTGTTAATACCCCATTACATGCGGTCAAGAATGAAGAATGGAAAATGGAGGAATTCTTAATGGTATGGATGTTCAAGCACAACATAAACTATACCATGATAAAGTCAATAGCCACTTAATATCTTTTCTAATTCTGGTAAGCTGTTTCTCCAATTCAGCTTACCGGTTATGTCATATATATCCAATCTTCTTATAAGAGACAAAACATTTTTTTCTATTTCATCATCGGAGCAATTAAACCCATTAACATATTTCAGTATCGTATTCAAAGGATCAACTGACCGAGGATGGCCACGCTCTCGTAACCAATCGTATAGTTCTAAAAACATGTTACTCAGTGTTTCTCTATGTTCTCTTGGAATATATTTTATTGACATTTCGGGTGGGTAATCAACAAAATTTATGGCGATTTCTGCCATATCGTCATCAAACCATTTATTTTGATACAGCCACTTGACAAGTTCTGGAATGTATAATATGTTCAACATGCTTACAGTTAAACACGGATGAACTTGGATGTTCTCATATCCAGACCGTTTAAATGATTCGAAAACTTCCTTTGTTTTTTCCCATGACGATCCAGTTCGTATGTAATCTGACACTGCTTCAATGCCATCTATACTACCAACTACGAATACGTGTTTGAAATGCTTCCAGTATTCTACTACAGGAGTTCCTTTGTATTTTGAAATCGTCATGTTTGTGTTGTAAACCAGACTTACTTGCGCAGCCCTACCCGAATCTATCAAATGCTTCAGTATAGAATAATGCTCATCAAGTAATAACGGTTCGCCGCCAGCCCAATACATGTGTTCAACACTGTCAAGTAAGTGTATTACTTGTTCGCTAGAATTATTGTTTTCAAACTTCTTATCATAGTATACGGGTCCACCATTTGTTAGTTTGTTGTATTCTACTGTTTCGTTGTACCATGCGCTGCTTGCTTGGATAGAACACATACGGCATCTCAAATTACACAGATTGCTGAATCGAAAATCTACGTATATTGGATTAAAATTTTCAATGTCGAGAGAACCATCTGGATTTGTTTTTTCTATCAGATTTATAGTTTGTTCCATATATCGTTCATTGAATTTATCCCTTGGTGACCTAATGCCATTCTCTAAATTGTAATCGCATACGGAACACAATCCATGGGGCTTTCCCTCAATCATTGCCTTTCGCATCTCTTTCATTCCAGGGCTGTTTATAGCCTCAGACAAAGTATGTGTTTTCAAGTTATATAGCTTCTCTGATTCTGACGTATAAGATGTATAAACGCAACAGGGCGCAACACGCCCTTCTATCGTAACGTGAAGATGGTTCCATGCCAATGCACATATGTGTTTATTTTCATGTAAATTAATCAAACTAGTTTACCTCTTGTTCCTAGATAATCCCCAAGAAGACTCTCATTTAGATATTCATTCACCAACACTTCATTTCCAAGTTTTGAGCAGTGAAACGAGCTATCAAACAAAAATTCCGCCACGTATTCTAATCCATATTTGTCTGTTACATAGTTCTTAAATGGTTTATCCCATCCAATATTGTTTCTATATTGAAAATCTTTGTCCGTAGTAGTTGCGTTAAACATTGTATTGCTAAAATCGAAATAAAAAATATTGTTAAAATACTGACCATATAAAGGAACCAATGTCCTTGAGAAATTTGATTCGTATGTTGTAACAATACCATCGGGCTGGTATATTTCATCCAACGATACTTCTATTTGTCGTATCCTTCTGCGATACAAGTAATCTTTTCTATTTACATGCCACGCTGTCGCTCGGTTTCTGGACAATGAGACACGCTGCGGAAATAGCTTATAGAATTTGTAGTTGTCAGTGATATTGGTCGAATCAAAATCGGTATAGGTATTTTGGTTTGGGTTCCATAGATTTCCAGCGTTAAGAGGAAATATCCATCTCCCCCCGACCGTGTATTGAACTATCAAGGTGTCAAAAAACTTAGGCTCGTATTTTGTTGCGATCTCTTTGAGAGTGTAGTCATAATATAATGGACCATGCCCTTCACACGCAAAACTATGAAATTCAAACTCTGGGGCAATAGTTGACACATGATGAACCCAGTCTTTTCCATCGCTACTAGGTCCATGAAAAACTTGGTCATACGAACTGTGACTACACCCTATAACTGCAATTTTTTTCATCTTATATCCTTAAATCTCTTTCTGGCTTTCTTTGCAACTCTGTAATATTTAGAATATTCGGGAAAGCAATTTAGAAATTTTACGCCATACCGAGTATCAAGTTCATTAATGTAATCAAAAAACTTTGCTCTGCATTTAATTTTAGATTGCGTTGATATTTTTCTATTCAAAACAGTTGAATATATTCTGGATACTTTCTCATATTCATACATGTGATATCCATCATTTGAAATATTTTGTTTGACATAATCTGTAATATCTTTTAAGTAATTTAACAGGTCACTTGTTAAAAATATTGCATCCAAATGGTCGGGGCCACGAACGTATGCAGTATCTATTGCAATTAGTGTTTTATCTTTATTATATATTTTTTTTCTGCTTAAAACCCATTGTAACAATTGCTTATATGATGATAATGACAGTATGTTGAACGCTGCCATAATATCCACGCGAACTCCCTTGGATAAACACTCATCAATTCTATTCAATAGCAAATTAAAATCAAGACCAGTTCTTATATATTCTGCACGTTCAGCCCATGCCTCAACACTTGTATATATGGTTATGGTTTTAACGTTTCCTGAATTTTGCAACGTGATTATTTTGTCAATAAACTTTTTCCATAACGAATCTTCGACGCTGAAATTGCTATTGATACATAATTCTAAATTTTTATTTGGGTTTTCTATAAACCAGTCCAGTGATTTAAACGTGTCTTTGCTCATTAAAGGTTCGCCGCCAGTAATTCTAAAAACCTGAAGATGCTTATATACTTCTGGCCACCATTTCCAAAATGCTTCAGTGTATGGATTATATTCTCTGTTCTTTATAATAGCATTTGGCCTAAAATAATTATGTATTTCAAAGTCTTTTGTGCCTGATAGTAAGGGTATTTGCCCATTGCTCTTTATTTCTTCTGCCCATTTTGAACTGAACTCTGGTCCGCAATACAGACATTTCAAATTACATGCGTTATTAAAACTAACTTCCAAATACGATGGGTATATATCTTCATCACCAGTGTAAGATGCAATGGTATCGTGATCGTCAATTGCCCAGGTATCGGAACTTTTTAGATGTCTATCAGAAAAGTTTTCATCGTCAGAATCTTCTACTCTCCAACAGTAGTTACACTCTGACGGGCGCTCACCAGACAACATTTCTTTTCTAGCTGTCTTCAGCACTGGCGTATTAAACAGTAAACTTGGATTTTGTTGAACGTCCACTGGGTCAATCTTGTGTGCATATGGATGGTGGCAAGAATGCACCTTGCCAAGAGAAAGATGCATAGTAACTTGTTTGAATTTTGCCAAACAAAATCCAGTTCCAGTAGAGTTCAACAGCGACTTCATGTTTTGAAGTCGCTGTTCTAAGTTTACATTCCAGTTGTAATCAGATAGCTGTTGTTGCATTTATTTACTGTTTATTTCCAAGAAGCGAGATAAACTCTTTTTTCGCGGCTTCACACAACTGGTAGAACTCAGTCATTTCAGGAAACGAGTTCAAAAAGTTTGACCCTCTGCGCTTGTCGTTTTCATTTACAAAGTCGTAAAACATTGCCCGCTGTTTAAGAGTCTCAAAATGGCTGTCGGTTGGGTCGTTCTTTCTGTTATGATACATACGATGAACAACAATTCTACGAAGTTTTTCAATTTCGTGACGTTCAAATCCTTGATGATTACTCCAAGAATCCCATGCAGCATGGCTTGCCATGTAGTCTAGTGATGGTATCAAATACTTTTCAACCAACTCATGCGAAATATTGTGTGCATCCAACATGGCAGGACTTCTCAAATATGGAATATCAAGCCCCACTACGTATGAACGAGCAAGAGTTGGATTGTGAGTTTCACGGTCTGATAAACTAGGAGATGCTAACGCATACCCAGTTTCTTTTTCCATCCCTATTGCTCCAACATTAGTATTATGCTTGCATTTTAACTCATACACCCATTCAAGTAGTTTCTGAAATGTAGTGACACTAAATATATTGAAAGCGGCCATAATCACACAACGGACGTTTCCTATAGAAGCCAATTCTTCAAATCTACGCTTAAAGAGTTCAAAATCCAGACCAGTTCTTGCATACTCAGCGGCTGCACCCCATCCTTCAACACTGGTGTAAACCGTAATCTTTGCAACAGTTTTACCATCATTCAGTAACTTTAACTTTTCAACAAATTTTTCCCACAATTTATCGGGAACAGAAAGATTTGTATTGATACTGAACTCAAGATTTGGGTTTGGGTTCTCTATAAACCAATCCATACTGCGGAAGGTTTCTTTACTCATCAGAGGTTCACCGCCCGTAATTCGGTAATGTTTTAGATGTGGATATGCAGATGGCCACCATTCCCAAAATGCATCAATATAAGGGTTGACATCACGATTTTTTATGTTTAGCGTTTCTAAGTCTTGCCAGCCCTGAACCCAACTTTCGCTTGGAGTTCCCTCTAAAACTTTCAATGGACCGTTATGTTTAAGGTCTTCAACCCATTTTGAACTGAACTCTGGTCCACAATAAGTGCATTGTAGGTTACATACGTTACTAAAATCAACCTCAAGATATGAGGGAAATATATCCTCGTCGCCAGTGTATGACGCAATTTTGTCATGGTCGCCAATCGCCCATGGCTCAACACTCTTGAAATGACGGTCGCTGGTGCTTTTGTTATCTTCAATGCGCCAACAATAGTCGCATTCGCGAGGTCTTTCTCCGTTTAGCATTTGCTTGCGAACTTGTTTCAATCTTGACGTATTGAATAATGTCATTACGTTGTTTTCTAACTCGGTTTTGTCAATCTTATGGGGACTAGGGTGATGGCATGAATGCACCAACCCAGTTCCCAAATGAAGTGTCACTTGCTTGAATTTTGCTAGGCAAAATCCTGGTCCCTTGCTATCAAGCAATACTTTTACATTTTCGACATTAGAATGTGACGATATTATGTCATTACTTCCTTTTTGCCGTTCCCAGTTAAAATCATCTAGAGTTTTACTCATTACTTGTCCCATCCAGTTTGTTTTTCGGTGGCTATTGGGTTTGCCACCCGTGGTGGGTTCACATAAACTCGTTTGAAGAACGCAGACATCTCAGGAGTCGGGTCGCATAGTTCCATTGCTAATGAATCCATCAATTGGTCGCCAACATCAAGTGTGGCATCATACAGTTTATCGTAGCTCCAGTGAACTTTGGTTTTATTACAATACTCATCGCCATTTTTAAATTCTGGAAGAATTTCAGCGTCAAAATAATCCTTAAACCATTCATAGTTTGATATACCATCAATTGGAAGCGACTTTGTTATATTAGTTTCCAAGCATCCCAATCTTGCGCCGTATATGGCCCATAGTCCATTTTCAACGTCTGCTCCTATATTGCACCAAGTCAAAAGACGCTCATAGTTCTTTGGCCATATACGTTTTTTGAACTGCTTTGCTGGAACAACATGTCCTTGATCCAGAGACATCTTTACACCTTCACGATAACCTGAACGGAACGCCTGAAATGGAGAACCAGCATTGAACACATGTGAGTAGACATTGTTCATTTGAATGTAATTCAAATCCCAACAGAAGTCTAACTTCTTTGATTCGTTATCAGCGTTTTCGTGGGTTTTCATGTCCAACACAAGTTGAACTGGCCAACACTTAATTCCACCATTTCCATACACCAGACCGTTTACTACATTCTTTGCCGACCAACTAAGAACTGAGTTTGCCATGTTTGTATTTTCTGGGATACTAATTTCAAGGTCAAAGAACTTTTCGTCGCTGACAATATTGTCGCCATCAATCGTAATAAAACGTTCAGTTTCACTTTGCCTTGCACATTCTTTATGTGCATTGTCAAATCCTTTGACGCCATCCACTCGTTTAGCAAACGGGAACTTCTGCAAAAGATTCGCCCAATGTTCTTCTTTGTTTGGTTCATCATAGCTTAGATAAAACACATCTAAGTCACCGATTACTATTTTTGCCATTTATGTCTCCAATGAATATGTATTAAAATACGGTCGTGTATAGATACTAACCGCTGAATGGTTATATGGTATTGACTCAGAAAATGTTTCTCCTGTCAACAGTATGTTATATGGGACCGAAACTTCTTGTAAAATGAAATCTGGTCTATCCTTTATCGTAATAAAAAATGGATGGCTTGATTTTCCAGCAATCATAACTTCTTGGTCAGAAGATAAATCTTTCTCTATTACGCTTTTAGCTGCTTTTATCTTTATGCTATTTTGTTCTAATAATATCATAATTTCAGCATCTTTACAAGTAGTAATTTTTCGTATCTGGCTTTCTATCGCACGGCTTTTTACGTCCACTCTCTTTTTAACAATAGAGTATCCCATGTCCGTTGTATTTTTATTTACCACATAATCTGAAAACTTGAACGAACCATCAATGAATGGCTTTACATCTGCAATATCAAATGTTGCCCACATGTCATCACTTTCGTCGTCATTTTTACTTGATATTTTTGTGATTGTTCCTTCGTTGCTAAAATAGACATATCTTAGCGGAACTGTTTTGTTGGTAACGCTTTTTATCATATTCCAAGAAATCTCTCATATGTCTTTATTTTTTCTTCTGTCATCCAATGTTTTTCAACGTAATGAACTGGAACTTCCTGCCTAAAATTACCAATCGTTACAGACAAATCATCTGAAAGTTGGCTCGTTAGGCTTTTTGTCCAATCCGCATTTATTTTGTTGATATTTATATTCTGCACAAAACTCTTCATGTGAACAAACGTTGGAACATCTTTAATGGTATTATCACATGTTTCATTCTCAACGTCCAACAGACGAATAGCAAGGGCATATGCCAAGTCTGCGCTCAACCACTCTTGCCCTACACCTTGAAGAAATTTTTTGTAAAACTCATTCCAGTTTTTCATTATGAACTCAACCATTCTGGTTATTTCATATGTTAGGTCGGATTGTTTGAAATATGTAAAATTTGTGTATATGTTTGGTAGGTTAGAGTCAGTAAATTTCTTTCTGTAGTAGTCCCCTGTAATATTTTCACCACGAAACGTTTTTACGTTGGTGCAAGCCCAAAAGTCTCGCTTTGACAGGTAGCTCCACCAGTGGTCAATATTTTCAGTAAATACAACATCACTGTCCAAAATTATTGTTTCATCAAATGGTGTCATATGAGAGTATTTCCACTTGTTATGTATCTTCCAAGTTGGCTTATACTGTGCATCGTCGTGCCAGGGTATACTTACAATATCATCAAAAACTGCATAGTGCTTTCCAGTGAGCATGGATTTTGTAGGAGCATCAACACACAGGCACACATTGTTTATTTTCTGTGTTGCTTTCAAACTCAGCGCCATCGCATATGACATGTTCAAATAATCATGATCTGCGGTATTCTGAGCAATGCATATATAACCTTTACTCATTTAAAAACTCCGACAACTGCCGCAATATGGCCTTTTTATTCATAATGTGAATATCCATATTTTTTATTTTTCCAAACACATAATCGGTAGCGTCTGTTTTTTTTGCAAATAGCATGGTAATTTCATTGTAGGAATTTATTTTGTATATATCGTCCAAGTCAAAACTATTGTTCAAATATTGAAATGGAAGTGTTGGGATATTATTTGCCACATTTCCATTTATAATATGTAATGCAATTGAAAACACAAAGTCATTTCTAAACATTGCACTTGGGCAATTGTATAACAAGCAATAATACTTATAGTTGTTTCTTATATGATTTATAAGAGTAAACAATGTTTCGTTGAATTTAGATTTGGTAAAATAGAATACTGTTGCCCAATACATTGGAATAGTAAACTCGTCTATGTAAATAAGACGTTCTTCCTGACGACCAGCCAAATCCACAAATGATGAGTTTATCATAAAATCGTTTTGGCTTCCCCATACTTGGTCCAATATATTACTCATAACGAAGTAATCGCTATCAATCACCAAGGTTTCATCATATGGAGATAATTCATATACAGATGACCTTCCATGATTATTCCATTCAGATTTGAATGTATGGTAAGAAGTATCCTTGAACAATCTAATATTCACAAATGGCTTATGGTCATCAATTATAACTCTGTCAAATTTTTTATCAATCAGTTCTTTATTTTCGTCATATGTTTCTGAATTAGTTATAATTGCAATTTCATCGAACTTTGACAAATTATGTCTGGCAAAGTCTGAACATAAGCAAGCCATCGCTGCGTAATTAACATCTGGGGTATTGTTTGCCAGAATTATAATGCCTCTGCTCATTTTGTTATGTCCAAAAACTTTTCTATCTTACGAGAACTTTTTAGTTTTTGATACTCATTATTATATTCGTTTACCACTTCAAAATAAACAGAAAGAACATTATCTAAAAAGTCAGACACATCTTCGATTTTTATTGGAGTTTCGTTTTTGTCTAGAATTACTATATTTTTTCTACCAGCAGATTTAACTGCATTTAAAAACCCAATGAACTCTTGGGTAATATTAAAAGTTCCACCATATTGAGAATATGAAAGAAGATTTTGAGTTTTAACTTTGAGATTATTTTTTGCCAGATTGAAGGTCTGCATTGTATTTGAAAAATGAAGCGCCTTTTCGAGGCGCTCTACATCAACATCTTTTTTTTCTTCTATAGACATAGATATACTCCTTTTCCAAAAGTATATCAAAAAATGAATATTATGTCAACATCATAGTTCAGAAATATGACTATATGTTGGAGAAGCAATTACAACCACGCCATCCGCCCGTTGCTGATCTACCTGAATAGTCAATACACCAGCAACATAATCGTCCCCAGTCCAACCAGTTCCAGTGCTCGGATTGTGAACATCATCAAAACTAACCTTAATCGTGATTCCATGGTTGGTGTTTAATTTGGCATATATGTTTAGTTGGTTTGACGAATAGTTTCCAGTTCCGCCTTTCGTATATACTAGCTGGAATGAATTGGTAAGCGTGTTGAACCCAGGACCAGGAGTTCCAACCCCAGTAGATGAATATGTAGTATTGATATTCATCTTAATCGTTGCTACACTGTTGAGTAAGTTTTCCCAATCTACCGACTGTTGGTCGGAACCAGACGGTAACAAATCACATCCAATACGTATTTCTCCACCAGTGTTGAAAAAATGTCTGCGGTGGTTGTCATTGTCAAAATTGGTCGAAAATTCATAATAAACGGTTCCAACCCAATTTGGTATACCAGATGATGGGTCAACGTATGTCTGAGACGAAGAAATCTTATTTGTCTCAATCACAAGTTGTGCTGGGTCATAGTTTAACTTGTTGGCAACCACATTCGCAATATCGGTTGTTAGAGTTGGTATAAGTTCAATGACCTTATTTGCCGCAGGAAACAGTGGGTCATTTGTTGATTCTGGAACAGAAACGGAAGTGCCTTGGTGGTCGGCAACAACGTGTATTGCGTTTAGTAATTTGTTCCAATGCGATGCTCTAATTTTTTGCGTTGGTGATAGTTCTTCCATGACAAGATGATCTTGCCCATAACCAGAATCCCCAGCACCTATGCCTACTATATCGTTTATATTTCCAATAAATGTATTGAAATCTTCCGCTCGTATCTTACCGCCGATATAATAACTTTGTGGTGACATAAACCCTCTCTCCGATTATACGAACACAGCCGTTGACGTGAACGTTGGGTTTGTTATATTTACTGATCCTACCGTATTAGACAACTTCAAAGATGACACTGTAGCGGTCGTGGTGCCAGATACAATGTCAGAAAACACGTTGGCATGTGCATCATTTATTATCATTCTGACATAAACTGTAGTCGTGGTTTTATACGCCTGAATTTGAATGTAGTTAGTGGAATAACTGGTTGCATCAGCATATATCAATTTTACAGTGGTATATGCACCAGTCAAATCGTTGTATAGTTTTCTAACAGACAAGTTTGTGTCGGTAGTATCAGTCGGACGAACTGATATGCGGAATGTCCCTAGTTCAGTGCAAAGTTGTTGCCAAGAAACTGCCTGTGGAGTTGCCGCAGACGAATGTGAAGCACTGATACGAATTTCGCCGCCCGCTGTAAACCAAGAGTTCATATGTGCAGTGGAAGAAAACGCGATATTGAAATCAAAAGTCTTTGCGCCGTTCCAGTTTGAAATAGCAGACGTTAGTTCAGTAGCAGTGGTTGTATCCCAACCAGCAGAATACGTCCATGGAGCAGCATGCTGTGTTGTTATTGTGCTGTTAAATGTGCTTGCCGATGTTGCATAATCAGCCCAATTTATAATACCGTCAGCGTTTACTACCAAAAATGGGTTTACAATGTTATAATAGTTTGCTAAAATTCCAGACGCAGAATATATTGTATCATGGAAAGCATCGTCAATTATATTAGTTATTGCCGGATTAGCTGTAATAGTTGTTGCTTGATTATATCCGCTTGCAACTGAACTATCATTCAAAATGGTGTTCAGCGTGGTCCGTAATGTCGCCAAGTCCGCTGCATATATTATATCGCCTACTGCCATTGTTCTCTCTTAGCTTACTTGAATTGTTATTGTGTAATCAATTATGATTGTTCTGTTCGCAGACAACAGAACAGGATGGAATACCACATGAGTAACCAATAGCGATTTGTCTTCTTGCATAACACCAGCTTCCGTTACACCCGCCACTAAACCAAGTTCGTCAAATGTAAATGCTGCTAATGATGCTTCATCAGTAGAACTATCACTTTCTGGTATGGTAGCACCAGTGTATGCCGCAATATCATTATGGTCCAGTTCAACGGTGAATACGATTTTTGCTGTACTGTTTGGCACATATTCAGTTTCACTGAGTGCTTGACCCGGAAAATATACTACGCTTGACGTTTGAGTTTCATATGTTTTAGCATACAAACTTGAAGTGCTAGTTGACATACTTTGCTCGTCATATATAGTTGATACGCGAGGTGAACGATATGCCAATGTTGTAGTTGAAACAGAACCACCATTGCCAAATGCCATCCAGTTTATAGAAGGACTACCACCACCAACATTTACAGATGTAGCAGTGCCAGCCAAGGCACAGGCAATTATATATGCCATGTTGCCTTGGTGTATGGCGTTTTTCTTTTTTACCAATATCTCGCCAGTGTTCTTGTCTCTTATTACAAGAGAACCAACTATTGAAGGTTCTATTTTATCATTGAACATGTATTGTCTCTCTTCGTTATGATTTATTATATTTATCAATATGTTAGATGTTTATATTTCGACTACTGATTTTACAGTGTAAATGGCATCTCCATTTGAGAAGTTAGACATTTTACCAGTGTAAACTCCACGGTCTGAAATTCTCAATTCAGTTCCATCCTTCTTGTCATATAGGAAAAATTCTATCTGTGAGCCATTGTCCAATATTGATAGTCGTTTAGTATCACCCTTGGCAGACTTGAAATAACTTTGCTGGTTGACAGTTACGGTATCTCCATCAAACTGGCTGATGGTTCCCATTTTGTCAACTTCAACAATGTATCCTCTACCAAATTGGTCATAAACAAAAAACTTCTTTTCGGTCAATGTTGTTCTCGTCTCATCTGTGTATCCATTTTGCGTAAGCACTAGAATATCTCTTGACTTGGATGTAATGAAACCAGTGTCAATTCCCCCCGCAACGTTTGTATACGAAGTTATAGACTGTAACAGAGTTCCGCCATCATAATCGTTTTCTGTATTTATGGTGGCGTTTCCTTCCACTCTGTTCAACGCATAACGACTATTTGTTCTTGATACGGTTATTCTGTCTCCGACTTCAATACTAATAGCCCCGGAAGTGCTGCCATCAAGAATATCGCCATTTGTGTTGAAAACCAAATGTCCATTTTCTATTGAATAATATTGGTCTCGTATTTTCACGCCGTTGATATAAACTGTTAGCGTCAATGGTTCGGGAGAAGGATTGAACTTTTTATCTATATCGTATATGATAGGATCAGCATCAAATGATTCGTCAACTATAATGGTATAATAATCAGAATTTCCAAATTTCATACGAACTGTCATGTTTGAAATGTCAGTCACCGAATTGTTCATGCTTTCCTGCGTGGAGAAACGATTGGTTACATTTCTTATTTTTGCATGATATGGTTTGGTATCGTTGACGTAATCAATCATATCATCATAATAGTCTCTTAGGTATATTGCACTTTGCTTCAGTCCATTATTTTTCATAATCAAGTCAAAGTAACTTGTCTTGAATATAAAATCAGGATATGTCTTTTCAGTCAGCATATATTTTACCATTTCCAAGAATAGTTTTTTCATAAATGATGGCTCTGCATATTCCTTCATCATATTCATAAACTCAATTGTTTGCACTGATAGTGCATTTTCATAATACTCAGTATTCAATTTTGGAGTAATTACATTTTCGTGAGAAATTCTCAACGAAGTATTGGTTCTATGAACCATACGAAGAACACCGTCAATTGGGAAGTAATACCCATCCTCATCGGTTGATACTTTGAAGGATTGTATTCCAGATTCATACAACCCATTCATGTCAAAAGACTTAGTTTTTGACAGATATTCAAAATAATCTATGGTGTCATACTTTGAATTGAGTGACCAGTAGTCCAAAGAAACTAATGAGTTCTCATAATCAGACACGTATTCTTTCCAGTTGTATGCGAAACCGCCTATAACCTTTCGCTTCATATATTCATTTACTATGTATCCAAAATTTCTTCTAGCTTCTGGAAGATTTTTGAACCAGTTGTTGAAGTTTCTAGATAGCTTGTAAACTCTCACTACATCACCAACCATAGCGGCGTATGAATAGTCTATCTCCAATGTGTCTCCATTGTAACTAAAAAACGATGGCTGAACCAAATTTGAATTGATCATAACGACTGAATCTGTAAGGTCACAATAGTTCAAGAAATCAATTCCACTTATTATGACATTTCCTATCTCATCAATTTCTTCTGCGACGATAACGTTTGAAATGCTATCTTCTATAATTGCCCCAGAAATTGAATCTATAAATTCTTGACATAATTCATCTGGGATTGGAGTAGAATCTTTTTCAGATACAAGATGCCAATCACTATGAGATTCGTTTCTTGATTTATCAGTGTAATAATCAAGTTCAAATTTTACTCGTTGTCCCTTTAGGACTTCTTTACTATTTGAAACCAATATTTTGTTATTCGCAATAGGAATAAAGTTATCAGACATTTTACGATTTTCTATCATCATTTTCACATCTGATGGCGTCAAATCATCTTCCTCTTGTCCGATAGACTCGGCTGTCCAGAAGTAATACTTTACGACATTTGAATTTGTCGCTGGGTCATTATATACTACTTTGTTGAATTTTGTTACGTCATCTGGTATAGTAGTTGATACAGTCCAACGATATACTTTTATCTCAGAATTAGGAACTAGTTTTCCCCAATATTTTCTAGCAAAGTTGGCATCAATGTTTCCATTGACATCACCATAATCATTGTAGCGATAATATCTTGCGTTTGTGGTATTCCACCAAAATTCTCCAACGTGACTGTCAGTCCACTTGTCTCGTGTAACATCAAACTCATACTGCGCAGGGTCTTGCCAGGAAACATATGACAAGTTAGCACCAACATCCCCTGGGAATTTCAAATTCAAAGGATCATACAAACTATACATACGATGATTCGTTTGATCATCAGTTATGATCAAACGATTTATGTTTTCAACATTCACTCGTGGTGCCTGACGCTGCATGACGGTTAGAGTTCCATCTGGTTTACGAGCCAAAACCGCCCAACCATTGCCATCGTATTCATCAGCCCAAATAAATGATATTCCATTCAATCCAAGATTGTCATAGAACTCACCGAATGTTTCTCCATTATAATTTGGTGTGTAACGCACGGATTTCCAGTCCATAACCTTGAAGTCATTACTACTTGTGATACTGGTGTATTCTCTATACAATCCAATCTTGTCAAGTATTTCTTGTTCCGTTCCGGCAAACGAAATTACGTTGTTGTTTCCAACAAATATCATTCGTCCATCACTCGATATTGACACGGTAACGTCTGTAGCGACTGAATTTATTTGGTCTTTGAAGGCAGACGCAGAGGACAATATTGTTGTAGTTGCCAGATATGTTCCCGCAGGAATCCCTATATCATCTAGCGCATTTCCATTTAGACTGGAAATTGCGATTGATTTTTGTGGACTTGTTATCTTGATTCTACTGTCAACAACACTAGCATATCCTATAGAACTATCGTTTGCAAACGCCTGTGCATTTATCTGTTCTGCGATAAGGTCGGACGCCCTAACTACAACCGTTGAACTTGTAAATCCAAGTCTTGACATAGCGCCAGTAGTTACTTCACTGATGGTTAGAAGGTGATTATTTTTATATATTTCTATACCAGAAGTGGTAACACTTGCCTGAAGATTTAGAATGTTCAAGTTGTTGATTTGCTCAACTATACTGTTTTTAGTAGGGTTGGCGACTGCGTTGTATACGCCGTCATCCATACCGATATGAGTAAGTGCAGTTCCAGACAGAGTAACTGTTGGGTTTGTTGTTGTTATAACTATCTGTTCGTTTGAATTTAGATATGAAGTCAAATCAACGACCGAATCTATTTGGTCTACTACATTTTGATATGTAGACTCTCTAAACGAACTTGTAGATGACATGCCAAAGTCTATCAATATGGAACCGTTCATTGTAAGAACCGCACCAGAATATTCAATGTTCAATGAGTTTGATGCTGACTTACTCGCAGTGACAGGTGCAGATGATGCATTTATGATCGATACGATATCATCAATATCCAAGAATTGTGCCACAGGTTGTGCTACAAGTTGAACTGTAATATCCACAACGCTATCTTGATTTACAAGAATGTCAGTCTCATAAGTCACAGTAACATCAGAAGTTGGGGCAGTCACAAACACGATGTTTGAACCATTTATGCTATATTCTGTTCCTTCTGTATAGCTTCCAACTATAATACGGTCAGCAGTGTTGAACGGTCCTGTAAGAGTAAATGACGTGGTGATTGAGTCCGCGACCAATATTTGAGTTTCAGTTTGAACCGAAGCAACTTGCCCATCTTGTATCGGAGTATCAAAAGTTATAACTTTTGTATTACTATTGTATGTATATGCAGACGTTGTGAGAACGTATGGCGCATCAATACCGTTACTTACAGTTATATTACCTGGTAGGTAATTAGTCATAGCAGAGGCCAATTGAATAGATGGCACTGGAGTAGTCACATTTGAGAATAGTTCAGTAGAATTTGTTCCTATTGTTGTGCCAGTTGGAACGGTAAACGTAATGATTGTCCCGTTGACGCTCAGTGCTTTTGTAGATGACAACGTTAGATTATTAGTAGTTCCATTCACTACTATCTTCTCAAATGTTGCAACTGTTTGACCATCGACCAATATGGTTGAGCCAACTGGAACTTCTGTCAATTCATTATTATCAGAAACAATTACTATTTCCGAATCAGAACTTGCTGCAACAGTTAGTATCGTCCCATCAATATTAATTTGGTCTCCTATTTCAGAAGTTACAGGATTTTCAGTTTCTGCAACGGTCCCAGTAAATGTAACAGTTGAGTTGTTGTTCGCCAATTGTCCAAAACTATCAAATACCGAAATTCGTATTCTTTCACCAGCCTGAACAAATGGGTTTACTGAGAACTCAGAACCATATATCTGAACTCTCGTAGTTCCAACACCAACTGGGTCATACACATATGAATTTCCATTGATTACCAAGGTATCGCCATCAACAATATTTGGATTTACTACAGAACCGTTTGCTTCAACATATGGGATTGATTGAGTTGGAACGTAAACACTGTTACTTGTTGAAGTATCAATTTCAACAATCACGGCTTCATAGTTCATGTCAAAAATCAGATACAGATATACTGGCATTCCATTATATGTCTGCGTAGATTCATACACTGGATAGAAGTATCCTTGTATTTCAGGCTGTATGCCACTTGAAACAACACGAAGGAATATTTCCTTATCAGTTGGTATTTCATTCGTCAACGCTATGTAAAGTTGAGCATCAGGAGTTTCACCAAGATATACTATTTCTGCAATCTCACTCAAACGCAATACATCCCATTCACGGTCGTCATCAAACTGAACCCAAGCAATGTCGCCTTCAAATATTTTTGAAACATTCAGAGATGTAAGAGATGAAGTATTCATAACAACATGACTTATATAGGTTGAATCTACATACCCAGTAGTTTTTAGAGGAACTGGTGAAATAGCAGTTGTTGTTTCCATAGGATATTCTATGTTATCATATGTCACAACATAAGGAGTCTTTCGCAAGTCTGATATGTTTACAACTTTGGATTCTTTTCTACGTGAGTTATTGTTACCATATTCTGCCATCTTGAACGCCCACACATCGCTGTTTTCAATATCAGTGATGTTGCTTTCAAGGTTTACTAGACGGTTAATGCTTTCTTTTGTTCCTTTTCCAGCTAAGAAACCTTTGTAAAATTCAAGTTGGCTTTCTCGTTCAATTCCCATACGGTTAAAATATTCACGTGGGAAGAAACCAATATGGCTTGCCTTCAACAGATTGATGTTTTCTAAACTTTGGTCAAGTATGGTGTCTCGGTAGTTTTGAATTTCATCAATAACTGTTTCAAAGTTTGGAATCATCTTGTTTCCATACACAATGTAGCCATCGGTTGCCATTGTCCCATCCCAATCAACTGCTCGGTTGCAGTCAATCAGCATACGAAGATTTCTGTTATGGTTTAGCGGGTCATATATGATATCGTTATATGAGTCAACACGGTCAACAACAAAAGCGTGTTCAATGTCAGTTATGTCAATCATCATTCCATATACTGGATGACTAGATTTCCAAGTCAATGAATTTCCAGTTGTGTAGAAACTTATGTCATTCTCGGAAATTTTATTTCCTTCGGCATCAACAACACGATAGTAATTTTTGAATGTGTCCTTACCAACTTTTGCAACACCGTGTGGAGAATCAAATTCGCCATTTTCTTTCAGTGGCGTTAGCGAAATGTATTCGCCCACTGTATGATTTTCGGCTGTCCAGTCTAAGAATTGTGGAATCAGATTTTCAAAATTGATTGGATACGAGTTCTCAAAAATATCAAGGAACTTCCATCCTCGTGATTGTAGGTATTCTTGATAGCCAACAAGAAGATGAACAACATCATCGGCGGAAGTTAGAACTTCACCATACTTGTATGTCTTGACACGGGTTTCGTCTACCTTATTATATCCATAAGCATAAGTCTTGTTCACACGTGGCCATGTTCCAACCGCCTTCCACTTTGTCAATGAGTCTCCGAATGTAGTCAACGATGTGTGAGTTTCTAAGCAAACGAATGGTTTGTTGTCATACAGCACATAATCATTTTGACGATAGAATGTATTTTGCTTCCAGTTTGCAATGACCAGTTTGTCACCAACGGTTTCGTATACTTTCTCTCCACTTGCAGTGTCCCATTCAAAGGCTGGGAACTCTGGGTGAAGGTCAATGTATCCATGGATTCTGAAACCAAACTGTTTTACCTTTGGTTGTGGAACCAATATCCAAGCAGAATAATCAAATGTGATAGACTGCGCTTCTTCTTTATCTGTCTGCCCTGCTATCTTTCTCTTGTAATATTTTCCATCGTTAGGATTGATAACTATATCGCCAACAAGATAATCGGCAGTGTTGTCAATTGAATATGTTGGATACTGTTTATCCAATGACACTCTTTCAATTGTGATAGCACTAAAATTTTCAGTTCTCGATGGAACGCTTGCGTGAATAAACAGATTATAATTATCAGATGGAATTTCTGAATATTTACTGTTCACAAGAGATTCGTTTTCACTTAGAAGGACAAAGTTATTTACAAATCCAGATAGTTTAGAACCAAGTTTGAATTGGTAATTGTTTCTTTCTCTTTCCACCGCATTAAAATTGATGCCAAGTATTTTTGTATACAAGGATACAATGTAATTTATTTTATCACGGTATTTTGAAATTACATCAAATGGTCGTTGAAGCATCATTTCTATAAACGAAATGAATGAATATTCACTTGAACGCTTCCAAGCCATTTCGACTGGTGAGCCATCACCAAAATACCAATCGGATTTCAGAGTTTGAATAACTTGATTTGTAATTGACCCACTATATAGTAAGTCATCTATTGACTTCAACTCGCCACTTGTATAAACTGGAACAGGAACATCAAGCATATTGTCTGAAATAAGCATAGCCCAAAAAGAAGGAGATGTGTAATCAGGGCCATAGTCAATATCAAAGTCTTCTGGCTTCTGGCTTAATCCAGCCGCCTTCCAAGGTTCAATAAGTGGGTTGTCGGTTCCATATAGATAACTGTATATACCTCTCCAATTTCCCGGAAGTGCTGAATTGAGAGCAGAGTAGTTCCAAGTCTTCCAATCATTTGGATTGAAAGTATCATTATACATATTGCTTATTTCGTTCTTGACCATCCATTTTTTGAAGAATGGATAAGCAATATGATTCTTTTCTGCGTATGAATAGTCGGTGTTTGCGGTTGAAAAAACTCCATAGTTCATATAGTCAATATTTGTTTCATATACTGACAGTTTGTTATACACACGGATTTCGTATTCAAGTAGGATGTTATCTGTTCTATCATTCCAACGTGGTGTTTTTGACCCATCGTGTCCTATAATGAACTCAACTGGTTCTGAAAATTCATTGTCTGTTTGAAATGATGGTATGTATGAAGGAGAGATGCCCAATTTTACGGATGATGGCGGAATACGCAAATCTTCACGATTAATATAGTTTCTAACCGATATTATGTCAGTTGAAGATGGGGCATATGTTTTGAATAGTATTTCTCCACCAGTAGATGATATCGTATAATCGTGACCATATATTTGAATTACACCATTTACGTATACTGCCACATCACTGTCGCTCACAACTGGGTTGTCAAATTGTGGCATAAACTGTTCAAGAGAACCGGCTACGTTTGTTACTGTCAGTTCTTGGTAGTGATTATTTTTGACACCATAATCAAGCATAAACACACTGTCAAATACTTTGTAGACAGTGCTTTTGTTGATGGAAATTGTTTTGAGTGCTTCTTCTAATATCTCTGTGTCAGTTTTATTGCCTTGGTCAGCAGACTTTAGAATTTCCTGAATGGTCAAAACTAGTTTATTTTTGAAACTATTGTAGTATGTTGATAGTGACTCTACCGCAGCAAATGGGTTGAAGTCGTCTCTGTTGATTGCGAAATAAGCAAACGCTAAATCGACGCCACTCTTTATCATAACGCTGCCTTGGTCATTCAATTTCGTTTTGTCTGTCCCAATCAAAGTTCTAAAGTTGCTACTTGATATTGGTTCGCCTTCAAGGCCAACTGCCGTCTCAATGATACGAATCAAATGCTCAAAGATAGTTGAGTATGAAAACTCAACGTTCACATGACTTACCCCATCAGGGTTATATTCAACTGATGGATTTACTCGTTGAAAAGTATATGGCTTTTTTTCATCAATCGGAGAAGCAGTGGAATAATCAACATAAACATATTCCGATGTTGGAGTATCAAGAGTGATTGTTCTATTATCATACGAATAATTTCCAATCTGGCGAACCCCATTTACATAAACATCAATGTCATTTTCAGATGATGGTTCATATTCAAGATTAATGAATGAAACTAATCCTTCTGGTTTTTCCTGACGGACGTTTCTGTATTTGAAATTGCTTGGTATGTATATACTTAAATCATCGCCGTTCAATTTACATGTTAATGATTCTGGCAGGCTAATAATGTATGAATATTCACTCTGGTAATCACCAGCTATCAGTTTTGGGTAAAGCATCAATTCTGCATCGTATGGATAATCTTCGGCAGTCCCAGTAACATATGAGAAAATCTTACTTCCTTCCTGAGACAACCCAGTTGGTCCATATAATGCGAAGGTTGGTTCTTCAAAATCCAAGTCTTCAATTGGCTTTGTAGAACTGGTTGTAGACAATTCAAGTCCTTTATCAAACTCAATAATAGGACGAGACGCCTTCTTGATTAGATGCTTATTATCAACAGTCAACAAATTTTTTATATCATCAAAATGATACCAAGAGTTATTCACTCCCCACCAGTTGTTTTGATTTTTATCAATAGTCACATAATGCTTTAGATTAGAACCAGATATTGATTCATCAAACCCAGGGTATACCCAATAATACATCGCCCAATTACAGAACTTATCTGCGTCAATTGGCAAGTTTATAGTATAATATTCATTTGTAAACAGACGACGATGGTCATTTATCAAACCACCCTTATTGTATATTAAGTTCAATAGGTCATCATAAAATACATTATCTTGTATATTAGGATTTGCATAAACTGGTTCAAATGAATAGTCATTACGATAAGATTGTGAGAATGGATATTCAACATAAGAGTTTTTGGAATTGTAAATACCCTTTTCTTTTCTACCCACAAATGATCTGATTTTTTCTACTTTGCCTTTTGAAAAAACGCGGTCCAGAGTAGCATTAAAAATGTTCTCTAATTCGCTGTTTTTTAAATGTGCTGGAAGAAAATCGTATACTTTATCTTTCATATTTTATCCACCTGATAGTTCTGATTTTGTTATTGAATCGATTATTTTTACGTCTGCTGATGTGGTGACAGATAAAAACATCTCGTATGGTTCGCTAGTAATACTTAGCATATCTGCAAAGTTGTAGTTTGAGAATCTAGGAGTAATCACAACGGAAGCAATATACTCGTTCAGTTCTTTATGAAGATATGCAGCGACCTCTGAGAAGTAGAATGTATCTCCGAAATCCCAATTTTCAATTGAGAAATACTCGTTTACTTTTGCAGATACCATTGACTTTATTTCACTGTCGGTATATGGTGTTCCTTTTCTTTTCACTACTTTGAATACCGCTTGGTTTTGTTCTTCTGCGTATGAACCAAACAAGTATTTGAAACGAACTGGAATATAGCTTATATGGTCTGCAATGGCAGACTTGTCATTTATCTTGCTCATTATCGCTTTCAACTCATATGATGTAGGAGGCGATGGCATCTGTGATTTGAAGTTGCTTGCTATCCACTGATTTACTTTTCTTACATACTCCGAAGATAGAACATATACGTCTACGATGTTTGAAGTGCTTGGGTCAATACGCTTGTCCTTATCTGCATAATGGTCCCAACGGAAACTCATGTAGTTATCAGTGACGAATGTTTTACCTTCCACAATCTTATATGTGACACCGGCGTATATCAGTGTTCCGTCCGATGCGATTGTATAATCGCTACTAGTAGTTGGCATGATTTCCCATAGTCCGTCTACCTTTTTATACCAACGACCAAATTCTATATCGTAAGCCAATCTTGCAGTAGATGGCATACGAAGTGAAATACTTACATCTCCTTCAATTACTACTGCATATTCTGATGCACGAGTATATGTAATATCATTTTTTGTATATGTTTCTATAATCATATGGTCAGTGGATGTCTGATCTTTGAATATATTCAGTAGTCCATTTGGATTTCCAGACTTATCCATTGATGTTAGTTTGACCTTAGTATTATCAACATACCCTTCTGGAGTCAGATAAGTATCATACACGTATGAACCGATTGTCGAATATGTCTTGTCTCTATATATGTTATAGTCAACATCTGTGAACTGCGCCCTTACTCGGCAGTGGAAACGATATAGTTCAGAATCCCCTATATTTGAATATAGGACATCAACTAGTGTGCTAACTGGAACATCTGGTGACCAAAATATAACACGGTATACATCATCAGAAATTAGAATAACATCAAAATATTCAGGTTCTATCAATTTTCCGCTTTCTGTTCTGAACACAAGCTGAGATGCGGTTATATTAACTGTAGTAATGAATGTAACTTCTGAATATGCTTTTTGCTTGATGAAAATGTCACAATCATCTGAGCAAAACTTGAAATCTTGATTGTTTATAAACGTAAACTTGAATGTTTGAACGCCATTGGAATCAGATTCTAATGTGACAAACGGCGCTTGGGTTCCTCTGTCTCCAAGTTCTATTGTCTGTAACGTTTTACCAGATAGCATTTCACTCTCATCAATAAAGAAGAAATGCCCATCATTCTGCGCTCGGTCTATGTAATCCATTGTTATGTTTCCATGAAGGCCCATGACTCCTTCCAACTGACTTGAGGTAATAACTGTATATACGTCTCCATAGTATGAACCATTTCCTACGTTGCCTACCCCATCGCCGCAAACATTTCCTACGTTACCGCAAACATTTCCTACGTTTCCTACATTTCCTACGTTTCCTACGTTTCCTACGTTGCCCACATTACCAATGTTTCCTGTTCCGACATAAAGTGATACATTGTGAAGAGATATTTTCAATTCATCTGTATTTTCGGTGTTTATGTTTGTGGCGATTTCTGTGGTAGTGGACAATGTTTCATCAATAGTATCAAGTGGAAAAGTAACAATATAACCATTGGAACTAGTCCCAATTGGATTTGCAGGAGACGGAACTTGTTTTTCTACACACTCTGGGGAAACCATATAGTGACTGTAAGACACATTTAAATATGTTTCATTATTCTGAATAAAGTTCATATTTTCTGGACCGCCAGCACATGCAAACGACACGTCAAATGTATTATTGACGTGATCGATACTAACAACTGGACCAAATCCAACTGTCATTCCAACGTTTGACATAGCTGCTACGTTGCTTGTTTCTTGATATTCACCTTCTGCATAGTTTATTATTATAGTGTCAGTATTTGCCAAGTTAGTTGAATTGTCAATTACCTGTTTGTTTCCATTGCTATAATAGAATTTAACTTGGTCGTTACTCTCAAATACAATTTTCTTTCCAGTGAAAGAAACTACAAATCTTGACTCATTTGTTCTAATACCAGGTAAGTATTTTACATATATTTTCATTTTCAAGTCGGCAAACAATGCGGCTTCTTCTTCTCCCAAACTAGCCACATCACTCTCGGTCATCATAGTCCAATTTGTCGTTCCACATTCTGGGAATGTAAACGCATAAACTAGATAGAATGAATTTACGAAATTTTCGGAAAGTTCATATTTTATGGAATCAACAACCGAATCAATAAACACTCTTTCGTATGCTTGGACACGTTCTTTCAGTATCTCGCCATACGGAGCAACGCGGTCAAGAGTAATTGACTTAGTTGAATCTACATATTTTACAACGGTATACCACTCATGTCCAATTTTTATGCTGTCTCCCTGAGTGACAGAGAAAAAATTACTAAATGTTCCCTTCAGATTATTAGATAAGTCAGTTGGGTCTCGTTGCCATTCATTGTATGTAATGTTAGTCATGTTGACAGAAGCGTCATAACGGTGCTCATAGTAATAAGCGTTCACCATACTCTGATGATTTATTGCGGCGGTCAAATCGTTTCGTATAAAACTGTCAATGTCTCCACTAGCCATGTTGAAGAACATTTCCATTTGCACTGGGTCATCCTCAATGTATATTGACCCATCAGTTCCAGTTACGGATATTGTTGAATGGTGACCAGTAACATCATCCATCTCAAAATATCGTGAGTTCCCCGCAAATGTAGTATTCACTGCTTTTACTTTTGTGACCACACTTGAACCAAGAGACAACGGTAAGATATTATAATCCTGACCATTGACCATTCGGTCCTGCGTGTAATATGTCTTTGGTGCCAATCTTTTTACGCTATAGTAATTTTCACCAACGAAGTTATCAACAAAGTCAACAGTTGATTGTAGAGTTACTGTAAGCAGATATGGCTTGTCGTCTTCACCAATATATGGAATAACTATTGATGCATTTTTGATTTCGCTACGGTCAACAGAAAAGTTTGTATTGTCAACAATTCTATACCACAATCTGTATCGTCCGTATGCAGAATTACCGTAAACTCCATCTGGGAATACGATCTCAACTCTGTTTTCGTCATTAGTTCTTATGGAAGCAACGTCACCATTTCCTGTTCTGAAATAGTTGTATATGGCGGTATCTCGTGTGCTATTATCAAGGATTGCAACACTTGAACTATATTGACCTGTGCTATCAACTCGTTGAAGCCAAACGTCACTGTTCGAAATATCAGTGTCAAGTATCTGTTCTATTCTGTTTGATACTTTTGATGTGTAATTCAAGTCCTTGAATCTTAGTTGTCCTGCTTTAGCATAGACAAAGAAACCTGTTCTGTCACTTGATGGACCGAATGAGTCGTCTCTTGAAAGAATACTAAAATTGTTCAGGATGTTTGGTTCCGATTCAGTTATAATGTCTCCATCTATTTCGGCTCTTACTGCGTCAAACGCACGTGTTTCTCCCGCCACTTTACCAGTGAAAGAATAACGAACTGATTTGTATTTTGGATTTTCATTAACGTAATGAATGTTGTTTACAATTCCGTTTGAAACCAACGAAGATGCAGGAGAGTTTGTTTTGGTGTTATACTGTAGGGCGGCGTTTAGAATGGTAACGAAGTTATCATACCAATTTTCATTATTGGTATCATTCCAACGTATCTTTTTTGACTGTAGGCTCTTTCCGTCAGAATCCAATATGCGTTGGTTTGTCATAACTGATGTGATTTTCATAAATCCACGGGCGTTCAATGGACGATTTTTTTGATACCCAAGATTTTTTGCAAGACGAAGAATACTTGCTCTGCGCTCTGCTGTATCCAAGAAATTCTCACGGCTGTTCATATCCATACGGAAAGACAATGAGTGACCAAGATACGCAACAAGGTCAAGAACTGCGATAAACTCAGAACTTGCGATGTAATCGTTAAACTTGTCAGGATATGTCTGAGAAACATAGGTAAGCAGGGCTTCTCTTATGTTGTCAAAGTCATATGCTTTGAGGCTTATGTTAGTGAAAGCAGTGTATACCGCTGACCAGCTTTCGCTTGCAAATAAGTTGTCTATTCTGTCCTGAGCCATTTGTTATTCTCTTTCTAAGTCTATTGTTAGTTGTTCAACTTCGCCACTTGGTAAAATCTTCACTATCATAGTAGCAGTAATACTGTGTTCTTGTTCCAAAAGGGTGATGTCCGAAAGAAGTTCTATTCTTGGGTCGTTGTCTATAATTCGTTCCAAATCTTCTTTGATAAGTCCAGATACATCTGGCGTCAGAGGTTCAAAAATCAAATCATGAATGATACACCCGTAGTTTGGAAGCATAATGCGCTCACCCTTACGAGTCATAATCTCGTTCAATACATCCTCAATCACCAAATCCTTACCCTGAAGGATGTTGTTGATGGCTGCTGGATTTTTTGTGCTGAACCCTTTATAACTTTTCATCTTCGCCTCGTCCCTTTATTGTTCTTGTTAGAGTATTTATCTTCGTATAAACTACGAACTTATTTCTTGACATATAAATAACGGTGTGATACAGTAATCCTTAGACTATGGAGATTTCTGTGAACTATACACTAACCGTATCATACGAATCGTGGGATTACCGTGTAACCAATGAAATTATTGACAAGATGGTCTTGTCAATTACAGGGGGTTCATACAGCCATGACTTACGACAACCAATATTTCATCAACGAGAGCATCGCCCAAGAATCAAGATTACGGGTAGGCACAATGGAACATGAAATGAAAATTCTTCAATCACAACTTCAAAATGCATACAAGCGTATTGATGAACTAATTGAAGAAAATACACGTCTAAAACAACAACTATCAACAAAATAAGAGGTAATATATGACATTTGTTCCAATGGTATTGGAAACCACCGCTGGTGGAGAACGAGCGATGGACCTAAAATCCCGTCTTTTGAAAGAGCGGGTAGTATTTTTGACTGGCGGGGTAGATGATCATCAAGCTGATTTGATTTGTTCGCAGCTTCTATTCCTTGAAGCCGACAATCCTGAAAAGGACATTCATTTTTATATCAACTCTCCAGGCGGGCATGTAACTGCTGGCCTAGCAATTTACGATACAATGCAGTTTATCAAACCTGATGTATCAACAATGGTCATGGGTCAGGCTGCATCCATGGGTTCATTGCTTGCACAAGCAGGAGCGGCTGGAAAACGTTATGTTCTTCCAAACTCTCGCACCATGATTCACCGTGTTTCTTCTGGGACACGTGGAACTGGGGGTTCTGTCCATATTCAAGAAATGGAAATGGAAGACAACCTTCGCCACCTTCAAGAATCAAAAGATTTGAACAAGCGTCTCACAGAGATTTATGTTTCACATAACTCTGCTGGCAAGACGTTTGAAGAACTGTTTGAAACTATGAAGTATGACACCTTCCTTCGTGCAGAAGAAGCAGTTGCGTGGGGTCTTGCGGACAAAGTTATTACTGACCGTTCAAGTCAGCTATAATTAGGAACAAAACTCCAAATATTTGCAATATCCATGCGCAGTCTGGCAAGTTGTTCATCAACTCTGCCATTCTGCCTTCTAATATTAGTTTGAAGTTCGTCAGTTATATCAAACCACAATCCCTTGTTTATCATTTCAATGATAGGATGCCCCGCTATTTTATCAGTTCCTTCATAAAAAAAGTATACTAATAAAGCATCATACTGCGGTTGACCAAGTTCCATTTTTACATGTTGGTCAAGAATATTTCCAATAACTCTTAGTTGCTTTTCAAGAATTTTATCTGCTTCAAGTTTTATTATAGACTTGTTTGATATTGATATTCTTTTTGATGCAACAGTTATATACCCATACTTTAACTCAACATCAGAAACATGATAGTTATATCCTATAATGTTATCTGGTGTTAGTGTTAGTATGGGTTTATTTCTTCGAATTATATAATCTTTACTCAGATATGAAAATACAAGGTCCGATACTTTAAATGTGTTAACTCTCACATGGGAAAGAATATAATTTGGTGTATTGTCCTTTTTATAATCTAATCCTATATATGTTCCATATGGAGTTATAACATTCAACGGACGTTGAATAATATTAAGAAGTGAACCTTTTCTTTTATCAAATATCATAATAGTATTCCTTATCCATACTGCCAGTGCCAAGGCTCGCCAGGGATAGTTCTAAATCCAAATCTACCAGCGTTTGCTACTAGCCAGTTATTTTGCGGTGTATATTCACTGTTTGCACCACCACCAAGGTCAACGGCTAATGCCCAACCATGTCGTGAAGTGCCAGGTCTTGCGCACTTACCACCCTGCGAATACAGTCCTTTTCTTCTCACGCAATCTACTTGTTGTTCATATGTTCTATAACTATCTGTGACAGACCATGTTATTCCATCTGCCCTTGCCGCTTCAACCATTCTCAAGTAAGCATCCGCTGCATCTGGTCGCATTAGATGCGACCCACCAATAGATTTTAGAGTGCTGGTATCTAGTCTACCATTTTCGCCAGTTGGCGCACTTGCTTGTGGGTCGTTGAACGCGCCAGTAGATGGAGTGTTAAATGAATCTGCTTGGCTCTGATAACTTGCAAGGTCTGGCACAATTCCACCACCCCCAGTGCTTGGTGGCGCTGGGCGTAAGTATGGTTCCGCTGATGGCATGTATGGAACAGACACATCGGGTGCTTCAACGGATGAATGCCCTTGAATATCGGGTATTGAAACACCAGACACTTTAAGTGCAGGAGTGGCTGCCGGACCATTCAAATGTAATACACCATCTGTGCTAACATACATGTTAGCACCAGATTTTGTGTGATTCGAACCTTCGGTTTGGAAAAATTGATTTCCTGCACTATGCATATGTGTTTGGCCAGCGGAAGTCAACATCATGTCATTTCCACTGCGAATGTTTACTTTCTTTCCAGCATCAAAGTTTATGTTTTCATCAGCGCGAAAGTTTATATCTTTTTCCGCACGAACACTCATTGAACCCTTAGCATATATTGAAACTTCACCATCTGCGCCGACTTCAACCCAACCAGTTCCGCTACTGTTGACTATGTATATAAAATCATTTGTTCCGTCAAGGATGACGGCTGCACCATTTCCTGTAGTCAATCGTATCTGAGTTGGGTGTATAGTCCCATCATCTCCAACACTACCGTCATCAAATGTGATTGCGCTCTGGCCAGGTGTAACCATACCAAATACACGAGAAGGCTGTGGGGTTGAGTAAGACGGATCACGTGCTGGATGTGCAGTTGTTCCACCTCGCAACACGTCAGAGAATGTTCCCTGTTCCGCTGCGTTTGCGTTTCTTGGGCTATTTCCACCAGTCGGTGGAATCATTTCACCATCTGGTGAATACATTGGTGGTAAATCTGCATTGAAAGCGTCTGGTCCAAGCTGTGCATCATGTAACGTTGAACGTCCATCTTTTGCCGCTGGAACGCCTTCAAAAACTCCAACCCCAATACCAGTTTGTGGGTCGGGGTGAGGGGTTCCCAATGCCCCTCCAGATGCAACAGATGGTGCCTGTTGTGTAACGGCAAACCAATATCCTTCTCTCATATCTCCATTTTCGGCAAAGAACACCAATATTGTTACGTTTGCGTGAGGTGGTGCAGCGAAAAATCCATAAGAACTTCCTTCTGCTTGTCCACCAAATGGACTTGCATATTCAAAGAATTGATAGTTTTCTGGGTTTCCACCTAATCGTGGGACATAGGCAGAAAGTCTTCCTCTGCCTTCTGGGTCTGGTATACCAACGGTGATTGCCTTGAATATACCACTTTCCATTTTACTGGAAATTGGATTCTGGGCGCGTTTTCTACCCTGTCTTAAAAGTTCAGGTAAACCAATATCATTTGAGTTTTTTCTTGGCATATTTTATCTCGGACCTTGCTGTGGAGTTGTTTCTTCTATTGGTATTTGTGTTTCTTCTACTGTAATTGACTCTCCAGGTTGAACTCCCTCTCTCACTGGTTCTGAGTTTTCATCATCCACACCGTTTGGTAAATTACTTGCCGCGCTGTCTGCCGATGTTGGATTGTAATTGTATGTATCTGCAAGTGTAAAGCGAGACATATCTAATGTTTGGGTAAACAAACCATTTGAAAATTCACTTTTGATTGATTTTACCATATACAAATATCTAAACAAATTTGATACAATAGGCTGGTCAATGTTATCAACTCCATCTATTGTGTTGCTTACCACCATAATAAAATTAGTTCCAACTACATTTGATACGTTATTGGGTCTATAATTGTTTCGTTGATATATGGAATTTCGTTTTTCAGATGTTAAATAGTTTTCAATCCAGTATGGGTCACCTTTAATTTTCATGGTTGCGTTAACCATACTTAGGTCTTGTGACCATCCTTCAATATATTTAATGTTTGCAAGTTCCGCCTTTCTTTGATCAGCGGTCAATATTAATCTAGCATCGGTTTTTTCACCAGATAATTCTGAAAGTTGCGCACTTATGAATCTTGCAGACCCAACCGATAAAAAGTTCAATATACCAGCAACTTCTGTCGTGGTTAATTTCCTACGTATATCAGTTCCCAAATCTTCCAAGGTGGCTATGTTTGATGCTATACCAAGGGTATCGAATGTTGTATCTGCATCTCCACCACCACGTGTTATCCATTCTTCCGTTGCGTTTACGCCTAATATAGTTCTTGCACCGTCATTTAGTTCAGCTTCTTTATCTGATAATGCAGCTTTGGCATTATTATAGTTTTGTTGTGCTTTTGAAACATCTTCAAGTAATTTATCTAGTGAATTTACCATCTCATCGTTTAAAAGTTCATCTGATAATCCTAATTCACCTAATATTGCGTTTAAATCGTCAACGAGAGTTGAATATCCGTTTTCGTCAGCACTATATAAATCTAATTGTTCAAATCGTTGATCAATTATACGAGCCAATTCACTTCTTTCATATGGTGGAACATCACTTGAAATAATGCCATCTATAAAAGTTTTCTTTAATTCATCAACCATTGCCGCATAAGTGTTTTTAGCGGATTCTAGGGCTGCTTCTGTTTGCTGCACATTTGTTTTTGTTCTGGAAAATTCTTCTGACATAGCGGTCAATCGTGCTTTATACTGAGCTTGAGTAGCAGAAAGCATGTCTTCCAATGAATTAACTTGGTTTACATCAAAAAATACAGTATATTCTTCATTTTGAACTTTTAATAGTTGGTTGTTCAAAGAAATATCAAATTGCATTATCTGATCGTTTTTACCAGTATAATAATAGTAGTATTTCTTTTTAATTCTACCAGTGGTTATCATAGCTTGCAATGTTTGATTTATATTTGTAAGCTGGTCAATTTGATTCAGTGTATTGTGTTCAATTAATTCTTCTTTCAAGCAAGCTCTAAATGTAACAGTTGCGCCCTCGGTTCTTGTTAAAATATTATAACCGTCTTCTTTTGGAACGTAGTCAATTTCAATTGAAAATAAATCACTCAATGTTTTGTTTGGAGTAGTTAATGCTGCTCTCATTTCGTTAGTATTAATTAATATATCTCTCAATACATCAATTATATTTGTTGTTGGTTGAACCTCAAGTGTAGTTCCAGCAATTGAAATAGTATTATAATCTGGATTTGCTAGTGTTTCTGCTTCACCACTTCCAGTGCCAGTTCTATAAGTTTCAGGATAACCAATTACCAACTGTGAATATTTTTGTTTAAAATGGTCATCACGTTCATATTTGTATTCAACAACATACTTTGAATCAACTCCGTATGAATTTTTAACCATCATTTCATTCAATTTACTAATAAAATTATCTATAGTAGCGTCTGCACTGTTTTTTACAACATCTGAGGTTATCTTTTCTTTTATTTGCCCGACACTTGGAGTTTGCAAGGCATGTTTTCGTATAATTGTTCCTTCAAGAGTAGCCGCCGTCCCACGGTTATCAGTGGAAGTTGAAATATCCATTACCTTTTTTAGTCTAAATGGCAATACCTTCGTTGTATTTGGAATGAATGTAGCAGAACCATTTCGGCTTACATGTGTGAATTTTATCTTAATGAAGAAATACGCACTAGAAACATCAGCATATCCAGCAACGGCAACAGCATCTTGAATTGCATCACCAAGTCTTGCGTTCCCAACTCGTGTAATGTTAAATGATAGTTCGGTTGATGCGTTTGCTATGAGCATGTTTGGATTTCCAACACCGCCAACAGATATAGAATCAACGACCAAATCAGTAATAACAAACTCTGCCGTCTCTCCTGTTTTAGCAATAACAACTTTCTTCTGACCAACACCTGGCCAGCCATCATTTTCAATAACCTCGGCAGGAACACTCATGAACCCAATTACATCTTCTTTATCAACAAGAAACAATTCCAAGTTGTAAATATAATCGTCGGATTGGTCAAGGACGTTTTCTTCCCAGTTTGCCTCAAAGTTTTCCAAGTCTTGCATACTTTGAATAAGTTGGGCTTGCTCTGCTCCAGTGTAAACCGCAAATCCACTTGATGCTGGCGCTGGAACGTCCTCAACCGTTGCAATTACTTTTCCGTTATCATCCACAACCACGCCTTGGCCGCTTGTGTCTGTAGTGTAAGTTCCACCAGTGACTTTAGCGTAATCTTGCATCCACTTTTGCGTATAGGTTGCGGAAGTCTGACCGCCATTGGCAGCTAGTTGTTTTGCTGTCATGTTACCAGCGGCATTTCCTGTATACCAAACATTAGGAACCGCTTCAATGTTTCCATTATTTGCGTTCAATATATTTTGAATGTTGTTCTTTGCAACAGTATCTTGAACTGAAGCAGGTGCCATATTAGCGGAAGTCCATCCATTTGCTTTCCAATTGATTCCAGCTTTTGTGGCTTCTGCTTGCCATGTTGAGTCAATGTATTGATATGCACCAGATGCAGTTGCTCCTGGTGCTGGATTTTTGATTGTATAATTTCCACCAGACTCTCGTATTTTTATTGTTTCTGCGATATCATCAACAGTTGCCATTATTTTGTATTTTCCAAGTTTTTCAATGAAGGTATTTTAATTTTAGCACCAGCAACAAAATCATTTATAGGGTCAATTATGGTATTCATATTTCTTCTTGCAAAAACCCACCAATATTTTGATGTTCCATAACGATGATAACTGAACAAATCAGGTCTCTTGTGATATTTTTGCTCTATTTCATATACCTCATCGTTTGGGTCAAGAAATATATATCTATCAACCAATATATCCATGTACGTGTTATTTACGATTGGAGTTTTTATGTAATTACTACGGCTATCATACATTATACATATCCTATATTTCTGAGAGCACCAGATGCATATTTTTGCAATGTGAACTCGTTTCTTACTCTTTTAGCGCCATATGTGGTTGTCAATGACAAAACAAATGTGCTGGTTGTTGGTATTCTTACATTCTTGTTGTTACTCTTAAAATCAATATAATCTATACTGTCATCCAAGTTCCAAGTGAAATCGGTAAGAACCACTGGAACTGCTTCATAAATACCATATGCATAAAAATGCATGACAACTGGCGGAAGGCCAGCCAATGGGTCGGTCTTACCAAATCCCATTTTCATAGCGGCTCTAAAAAAATCAACACCACTTAAAATACTCTGTGCTTCTTCGGAATTTCTAGCAATCATCGGAGCGGTAACTGAGAAAACAGAGTTAGTTGACATATCAAATGCCTTCTGTTGGAAGTTACTATGAGTCATATCGTAACTACTGTAACTTGTTGAATTAACATTGGTTATAGTCGGCGTGTAAGGAAAATAAAATATCTTTCCACCAGTTTGTGGACCAACTGGCGTGGAAACACTTGAACCGCCTCCAAGTCTTCCAGTTGGGTCTTTTATGTATACAGGTTGACTTTCATTATATGGATTGCTCATTTTGTTCTCCGACTATCGTTATACAGTATTTATCATCGTATTATATACGAACTTTATACTTGTAGTTGACAAAGTGATTCGTTTTTGATATAATGATAATAATTTATTCTTTAGGAGATTTTTATGGCTAAACGAGGACCAAATTATTTGAATAACAAAGATATGTTACGTCAAATACACATTTCAAAGAGTAATTTCTGTTGGTTTGAAGATAGGGAAAAGCATAGTCAATACGATGTAATTCTTTATTCCGAAAACGATATAAAAGATTCAATAGAAATTGCAAGACAAAACCGTGCGGATAGAATACAGAAACGCGCATGGGATGACAACGAAGATAAAAAACTAAAACAGTCAGATTTTGCGATTGACCCAGATACGTTCAAAACGTCTGATTTAGTTTTTAGAGTTATGACATATGATCATATACCAGACGAACCAGGAAGAAAGAAGAACCCAAAATCTCCTGCCGACCACAAAATAAAGCTAAACTTTCCGCCATTCAAACATTTCATAGTTGAAGATGATGGTAGTTTACGTTGTGTTGGATTGAGCCATCACAACAAACACAAAGATTTCGACTTGACTTATGGCAAGGTAACTGCTACACTGGCTAACATGTATATCAAGTTGGTTGAACGTTATTCACAACGTTCAAACTGGCGTGGCTATACATACATTGATGAGATGAGAGGGCAAGCACTACTACAGCTAACACAAGTAGGTCTACAGTTCAATGAAGATAAGAGTGACAATCCATTCGCTTATTTCACAGCGGTGGTTAACAACTCATTCACACGTGTTCTCAACACTGAGAAGAAAAATCAAGGACTGCGTGACGACCTACTTGAAAGTATTGGACAATCACCATCATGGACAAGACAGCTTGAACATGAAATGAAGTCCCAAGAACGCTGGCAGAAAATCAAGTCAACTCCAATCACTGATGATCAAATACCAACAGAAACCATCAAGGAAATTTACGCAGAAGATGACTAATCTATTTCAAAAAGCGGCAGTATTCACAGACATTCACTTTGGTAATAAAAACAACTCAAAATCACATAACGAAGATTGTTTAGATTTTATTGATTGGTTTATTGCCGAATCAAAGAAAAAGGGATGTGAGACTTGTATCTTTGGAGGGGATTGGCACCACAATCGTGCCAGCCTCAATATTTCAACTATGAAATACAGCCTTCAAGGTCTACGAAAACTGAGTAACGCTTTTGAAAAAGTATATTTCATTTTGGGCAACCATGACCTTTACTATCGTGAAACCAGAGAAGTGAACTCTATTGAGTTTATCAAAGAGTTTCCAAACATCACTCTAGTAGATGATGTTATGGTAGAAGGTGATGTTGCCCTTGTATCTTGGATTGTTGGCGAGGAATGGAAAAGTATTCCTCGTATCAAATCCAAATATATGTTTGGCCACTTTGAACTTCCTACATTCAAACTAAACGCCATGGTAGAAATGCCAGACCATGGCGGTTTGAATGGAGACATGTTTGAACATCAAGATTACGTATTCACTGGACACTTTCATAAACGCCAGATAAAGAAAAACGTAATCTATATGGGTAACGCATTTCCACATAACTTCTCCGACAACTGGGATGATGACCGTGGATGGATGTTCCTTGAATGGGATAAAGAACCTGAGTTCTTTGCGTGGCCAGATGCCCCGAAATACAAAACGGTAAAACTATCTGCGTTATTGGACAACACAGAACGATATCTACTTCCAAAGTCTCACATCAAGGTATCTCTGGATATTGATATTACATATGAAGAAGCAAACTACATCAAGGATACATTTGTGGAAACTTATAACCTGAGAGAAATCACACTGGTTCCAATCAAAAATACAGAGCATACCGAAGATGTCGGGGCGGAAATTCATTTTGAAACCATTGACCAAATTGTAGTATCACAACTAAAAGAACTTGATGGTTCGTATAACAATAACGTTCTGATTGAGATATACCAAAACCTATGAAAATACTGATTACAGGAAACCGTGAGTATGGGCTTTGCCAAAAAATATGTGATCTTTTTGATACTATGGATAGCGTTGTTTATCGCACTGTTAGTCGTTCCACCGGATACGATCTTTGCGATAATAACAACCATCAAAAACTTGCCAATGAATTTGTGGAACAGTCTTACGATGTGTTCATAAACAACTCGGCACTATGGAAATTCAACCAGACCCTTTTAGCTGAAACTATGTATAACACAGTGGCAGAAGCACAAAAATCTGCATACTTCATTCATATTGGTTCAACTGCCGACACTGGCGTAAGGGGTTCTGCATGGAGATATCCTATCGAAAAGAAGTCAATAAAAGACTTCAATCGTAACCTAAGTTATGCTACAATAGGCGGTAGTAATATAAAAACTACGCTCATTTCACCAGGAAGTCTTACAACCGAAAGTGTCATGAAAAAACATCCAGA